GGTGCGTGCAGATTAGCCGGCAGGCGTTCGATGCCCCACTTCTGTACGGCTTGGTAGGCCGTCAGCCGAAACCAACGAATGAACCCATCAACCAAGCCCTGATGATTTTCTCTGAGAAAGAGTTCTCCCAACGGGATAGCTTTGTAGCGGATGCCACGCGTGCCGCCGTAATTGGTGCCGTCAAACTTATCAATGAACATCGCGGCATTGCCGAATGCGCCGAGCGATTGAAAATTATTCTGATTTTGACCTGTGAAATTGGCGTGCGGCTCATAGCGATACCTGAATAGGATGCGGTTCACGTCATCAAACCAAAGCCGCGTTTCGCGGTCTTTCATCACATATTCGTTGTTCGCACGGAGCTGATGCCATTCCATGTTGCGCGGCGTCAGCATGGAATCGCAGATCGCCGCGAAGCGGTGCAGCGCCATCATGCCGGTCGCGTCGATTTGCTGATGCGTCTTTTTCTGGCCCGGCCAATTGTAGTCACCGTAGAAAAACGTGTTGCGCGATACCGGGTGAATGAGCTGTGCAACTTCCTCCCATTGCGACGCGAATTGATTGCGCCACGCCGTCATTTCGGAAAATTCGTGCAGGGTATCGCGTACTTTTTCTTGGTCCTCCTGCGAGGCCATATACGTGGGGGCGACGTTGTATGCGGGGCTCTTTACTAGGGCCTTTGATTTAGTGGGTGACATAGCGCCTCGCGTCGGGGTCGTTTGGGTCCATACGCGGGTCAAGACGGAAATCGGCAACAATCCATCGCCTCACATAGTCGAACACTTCCTTGCGGTCGGCGTCCGATAGCTTCATGTCGTCGCAAATGTGGCGGAACGTGTTCTGTAGCTGTTCGGTATCGAGAAAAATTGCCTGTCGGAGAAGGCGGATTCCTTCGATGGTGATGATATCGGCGACGACCGTCCCGTTCCGCGCGATCCTTCCCGCAGAGCAAAGGCCGGGAGGTTTAAGCCCTGCATAATCAGGAAAGACCGCGCGAAGTAGTAATTCCATCGGCTCATCATCGGAATGGGCAATTATGGAGCACACCACGGCGCCAACCGGGCGGTTGCGGGTGTTGTGCAACATTCTGCCCTGCCAGCTATAACGCAGCTCATCGCCTGTCATAAATGTTTGGAGTCTACCCACGGGCACCCCCGCTAAGGCCGCCTATCAGATTGATAGCTCCCAACCCCAAAGCATTAGCCTGGGCCGGCGGTTTGTTGGCGCCGGCCATCAGGAGCTTTTTCTTTCGCTCGGTTTCATCGTCCGCGACTTGCTGCTTGAGCAGATCGCCCAAACCGCCGAGGCCGAGGTCGCCGAGTGAATAGTCGTCGGCCATCGTTAGGCCGCTGGTGTGCCGGCAACGACCGCCGCGCTGAGTTTAGACGCGCGGTCAGAGAGTGCGGCCGAGAGCGCGTCAATGCGCGTCACGGTCGTTGGATCAGTCGTGTTTGTCTTGAGGTCCGTAATCAGCCCCGCCAGGGTGACAAGGAGCGCCTCGGCGGAATCGTCCGCATCGCTGTTTGCCTTCGCGGCAGCTTCGGCTTTGTCGAGTGAATCGGTGAGTGCTGACATAGTGGTAGTCTCCGTTTGTAGGATTAAGGCCATTTTATCCGCGAGCGCCTCGAGGCGCGTCAAAACCGCGTCGTTTGACGCATCGTGAATGTAAACGTCTATTCGCATCGGGTCAGATTTGCGCCGCTCACTGCAATTCAGCAACGCACTCAGTAGGAGGCAAATATATCTAGGTCCATGTCGGCGGCGATTTGAACCTCGCCCGTTCGGCGGGTTTCGGCATAGCCGAGCGGGACCGCCTTCGCATATCGCTTCATCATCACGGCAATGCGGACTGCAGAAAGGATATCGTCGCGTTCCTTCACAATCTGCCCGTCCTTGCGATGATACATGCGAAACTCATCGAAAAATTCGCTCAAATGATCCGCCACCTTGAACTTGCCCACGCCCATGCGCTCGCTCATTTCCAATATCCCGGCCTCCGTCGAAAATCCGCCATCCGGCCAGGTCGCATGAACCGGCAGCATATTGAGGCCTTGCTTCTTGTAGAGCTGCGCCATCGTCGTGCCGGTGTTGCGATCGCCGCGAATGTTGCCGTCGTGCGGCCAGGCAATCGGCACCGCGGTTCCGACAACCCTAATGGGAACAGCATGTTGCAGCGGCCCGCCGTCGCGAAGCCTGATTGTGTGATGGACGTGAATAATATCTTGGTCGCGGTCCCACAGGATCAGTGCCGCCGCGAAGGGGTGATTGATTCCAAAGTCAATTCCCCAAATCTTTGTCCAATGCGGCGGAACGTGGTCGATCAGCGGTTCGGAAATAGCTTCCTCTGAAAATTGAAAGATGCGCCCCGAGCCCAACATCGGCACGCCCTTCGACCGTGCCTCGCGTTCGTGCGCCACATAGCCCGCGACAATCCGCGCCCGTTCCTCTGGCGCAATATGCTCGGCGTCCTCAATCGTCATCGACACCATGCCGCGCTGCTCGGATCGCTCATCCGTAAAGCGCCGCACAACGTCAGACATGCCCTTGAGTGGGGTGAAGGTCGTAAAGACCATGCCGCCCGTCGCCGTGATACGCGTCAGGCCTTCCGAGTAGATCGAGAGGTCCGGTTCTTCATCGAACCACACGAAGTCGAGGGTTTCACCCTGAAACTTGGCGCGGCCTTGCTCGTAGGACTTGAAGCGGCAGACCGAGACGCCGCCTGTGACATGGCGCACCTGAATAGTATCGTAGGCGTCGGTAACACCCCGAGCGAGCGAAGGTTTGTCAGCAAAGCATTCTCTCGGTATGAGCCCGGCGCCATAGTCGTCATCCACTCCCGGTTCGCCGCATAGTTTCTTTTGCAGAATATCGCGCACCGCGCTCGAGGTTTCGCCCGCCGCCCAACAACGTACCGCCTTCGTGAACTTGCGGCCCTTCCACCATTTTGGGTAGCGCCCCGTCAGGTGACAGGCCATTTCAAAGGCGCCGGCCTCGGTCTTGCCGACTTGGTTCGCGGCCATAAGCAGGCGTTCACGCTTATCCGCGCCCATGTCGAAAAACTGCCGTTGCTTCTCATACGGCTCGAAATACGCCAGCCGATTAAATCGCCGTTCACTCGACACCCACGCAATGACGCGGCGCCGTTCTTCAGGGGTCAGTGGTTTGTTGTCCATCAACAATCTCCACAGCCACGCCTTCCAAAACCACAGCCGCCGCCCGATTGATCCCAAGCAACCGTTCCGCCGGCATGTTCAATTCTTTCGCCAGGCGTTCGGCGAGCTCGAGGAATTGTTTGGGTTGTTGATGCTCGACCGTTACCTTGTGCTCGGTTTGTGGCGCAAAGCCGCCCCGATTGAACAGCATTTCCGCCGCGTGTAGCCGATCGCGGTGTGCCGCTTTCTTGTCCAGGGCAATTTCGATCACGACCGGGGTCGCGACTATAGCCGCCGCCAAATTGATCCGCCGCCGTGTTTCCTCTGTCAAAGCCGCCTGAATGCGCGGGGAGTGCATCAAAAGATGCCCTTGAACCTTGCAGGCTTCCTTATGATCCGAATAGCCCGCAGCTCGCGCCGCCGCCGCCGCGTTCTTAGCGCCGTTGTGTTGTAATCGAATAACCGCGAGCACAAACTTCCGCTTGCGCTCATCCAGGGCCAACATCGCCGGCCCAAAATCCTCATCGTCTAATTCAAAATTCACTTAACTCGGTTATAAAAAACTCGCCCCCGCAGCAACGCACTACTCCCTGACGCGGCGGGACACCCAACAATCCAGGCATCCCGCCGGCCGCACGCCCTCACGCGCGCACGCGAGTTAACCAAGCTCCTGCATCAACCGATTGTCCGAAAGCCGCCCAAGCCGCCGCGCCTCACCCATGAACCTAAGCATCCACTCGTCAGAATGCCCGCCCCTACGATCCGCGCCCAAACCAAGCCGCTGCCACCACGTCTCCCGATGCGCCTCATACCAACGCCGCAGCAGCGCAGCCTCGCAATCCCCACGGGAAGTCGGGTCCATCAAGGTCCGTGCCAGTTTAATTGGACATCACACAACGCATTGTCCAATTAACCACCCAACCCCCTGATAAACCAACAACATCACAAACAAACCGTTTTCTCAGCAGAACCGCGAAAGAGGGGGGGAAGCTATAAATCCTTTAGTGACTAAGACTCGGGGGCCACCCCTACCCCTACCCCGGTCTATTTCGAGGCCTAGCAATGGTTTGGCCGACCTTGCCTTGCCGACCTTGCCCGAGCTCGGCAATACCATATTGCCCGATAACTACCGCTAAGCCGTTGAATTGACTGGCTGTTGTATTCTATCGCCTAGGCCAACGTGATCGGCGCTCGGTCGCTTCGTTATTGCGCGTGGGAACACATAAGGCTGTTTGCCCTATTGCTGGCGTTGTTGCCTGCTCACCGGCTTGCCTGGTCGCTTGCCTGCCTGCTCGGTTGCTTGGTGCCGAGCTCGGTTGCTTGCCTGGTGATCGGGGCGTTGTGGGGAGAATCGGAAGGCTGTACCGCGCGCGAGTAGGGCATAGGATTAATTTACCTGTCAACGCACTG